GGGGCCGATAAGGACTTCTTGGCAGACTTCGGAGAAATCCGAGCAAGCGCGTACCGAAGCGCCCAAGATAAAACGATGCAGGGCAATAGCCCGTTCATTCACATCGGCCCACCAAGGGGTGGGTAATGCGTAGGTCCCTCACGAAGAGTCACACTGAAACTCGAGCGATACGCTCGAGCGGACGTTATTTGGGCTCTGGGATCAGGCTGGCTAGTGTACACAAGGCCGGCAGGTTCCCGAGGAAAACTTCATGAATCTGCAAGCAGGCGACGACGGCCTAGGAAGCCAGCCCGAAAGGGTGTGTTCGTTGAGCAACTGCTTAGCCCTAATGCAGACAATTGAGGCAGAACTCGGGATAACTTGCGTACACGAGAACTGATCCCGAACGTTTCACGGCGTTTAGTAGGTAGCTGAATGAGCAAAGGAGCGCGATCCAGTATATGGTCAGCGTCTGAAACCGACGAATTGTTGTGTGGTCTGGTGCTTAATGTCAACGTGCGCGTTGAAATCGCTTAGCGAGGCGAGGCCACATAGTGTTCACGGCGGTAAACCGAGCCTTGGGAGGGGTTAGGTTTGCCCGCGCAGCGCAGCGTGGGATTTGAACAACCGCCGAGATACTCCGAGCCGCTACCTCGAATGCCTGGGCACAGGCTGAGGGGGTGTGATTACAGGAGCCTGCCGCCTATATAGGTCGCAGGTGCAGAGGCCACCCTGCGTCGGCACCCTGCCAGGGGGTGATGAAATGGTCCAATCAAAGCCAAACTAGATGGCGAGAACTGATGCTACTAGGTACGTCTGTAGTGCGATTTCCGATTGCCCTCACAGACGCAATGTTTTCACAGTCCTTCGTTCGCGATACCACTTCCAATGTTGTGGCGCCCGGCAAATACGGCTCGGCGGCACTTCCTAACGAGATACGGGCGATATCCGTCACCACCGCACACGGTGCGGACTTGGCGGGTGCCGCCGTTCCCGTTGACTATCAGGTCAAATTTGCTGGCATGTTGAACGCTCGTGGCAATCAGACCACCTCTGTGGTGGTCAGCATGAGCGGCTCGGCCACCAATGTGACCACTGAGTTCGTCGATGCTGATGCGCATGTCGAACTTAGCTATCCTGGCGCTGTTCCCGGGTTTGCTGCTGTCAAGCAGAACCCCAGGATGGTTGTCGCTGATGGCAAACGGGCTGCAGCCGCCCTTGGCGCAGTGGTCCAGGATGTCAATCAGTACGAGACCATCTTCGCCAGACTCTGGGGCATGCATCGTCGTGCCTCGCGGCGCGCCACACCTGCTCTGGTTCCTGCTGCACTTGGCTTTTCTGCCATAGATGTGTCAGGTGCTGGGGCTGCCGCAGGACTCGGATTCATGGGTATCTGCGCCACTGGCGCTGCTCTGGCGCCTGCCATAAGTACGGCTGTTGCGGATCGAGAGATCGACATAGCCAATGGCAATATTCCAGGGTGCCTCATTCATGGCAGCCCCAGCCTTCAGCAGTACCCCATGAACGAGGTTGCCTGGGCACTGTCAACTGCGTGCCAACCCAACCTGGGCGAGGCTGTTCCTGTCACGTGTGAAGGGCGGATGTTCCGCAATGCTATGAGCATTGTGATGACCAACCTCCCGAGCTACGTGGTTTTGGGAGCCCAACCAGCCCCAGGCAACCCGGAGCTCTCGGCTATCATGCACGCCATTGACTATTTGTTGGCGGTGACTGGCGCTGTGAACTGCTGCACTGTGGGTTTGAACGCCATAACGGGACAAGCTCGCTTCCAGCCTGCTCTCATTCACACGTTGGAGAATGGGAACAAGTTCTTTGGCGGCGCAAACGCCGGTTTGTGGCTCAGGTATGTGAGTGGTTTGGCTACTCTGATGTGGGACATAGGCACCAACCCCAATGCCGTGGCCTACGACCCGGCCACCCTGG